TTCCATTGTAGTTTGTAATATTTTTGCTAGCTATATAAGTTTCGTTTAAGTATGTTTTATCTGTTAAGTAATCCGTTTTAGATACGTTTATAAAATAAAAATTAGTTTGAGGTGTAAAATGGTTTTTGTCCATTTGTTCTATATCAAAATTATTTAAATATTGTGTTTCATATGAGAACCCATTCATATAATAAAAATCAGCATCCTCAATTTCAATATCAAACACATCCTCAGTTAATATAACATCGTTAGCTGCTTTACATAACCATTTTACCCCATTATCTTTACAATAGTCAAAAACCATGTTGTCTAAATCAGCAGTACCAAAATTATGTCCTCGATTTATTTCTGAAATGAGGCAAATTGAGGTTGGGTGGTACATAGAGCATAGTTGTTTTACTTTACTTATTAATTCAACATCATCAATATTAAAAGCAAATAATACCCTATTAAATTCATTTAATACAGGAGCATTATATGTTAAATAAGATTGTAGTACATCCAAATCATTTTGGGATGCAATATAACCTATTGTTCCATAAGTTGAATTAGAAATTAAATGTTTTAAATTCATTTACGGGGGTTAGGTTAAGTAATTTTGTTCTATTAATATCAAAATAGTTCCAAGATTCTAATCCTTGCTGTAGTTCATCTATAGAGCAATGATTTTGTTCATGTCTGTTATTAAATATAATTCCACACCCACAATCTGTATTAACAGTAATAACCTTATGAGAATATTTTTGTCTAAATCTTAATACAGACTTATATACATCTCCGTTCCATATTGCTGAAACTCGGGGAACTAGTGAATATAATTCCTGTTCGGGGCTACAGTCGTGTAATACAATTATTCCATTATCAACAAGGTGTTCTAAAGCATTTTCAATGTCTTTATCTACTTGTTCTGAATGGTGTAAGCCATCAATAAAGATAAGATCATATTTTATTTCGGGGTGGTCTTTAATTAAATCAAAAAAAGCATCAGAAGTCATTTGGTAATTTACCTCAGGTACCATTTCACCCTCAACTCCCGGATCTACTCCATCTTTGTGTTCGGCTATAATTTCTCTAATATTTTGACCTCTATAAACACCTATTTCTAAGTAATTTACAAAATTATTTTCTTTAATTAGATGGTTTATGATTTCAAATCTATACATGTTCTAAAATATATTTAGCGATATTTTTAGTAGTTAAATTATTTTTGGTGTATTCAAATACTTCATTTAATATACAAAAGTATTTTTGCTCATCAAAGCTATTTGCTAAATTCATTCCCTCTAATATTAATTCTTTAGGGAAATTAAATAAAGTATCTTTAGGGCATTCCTCTAATCCAACAAAATAAGGTAAACAATAATTACCTAAAATCTCATAGTGCCTTAAAGCATCCCAACCTGCCTTTTTCATTGTAACACCATAATATGATTTTTGGTAGTCCTCATAATATGGCTTTTCACTTTTAAAAACATATGTTTCAGGTTGGCCCGGAATACAAGTAGCATAGTCCTGAGTTTTGGTTTGGTTTGGTATTGTTAATTTACAAGTAGGTATTCCAAAAGTGATAGGGCGCAGGTTGGGGTGACTAGTTTGTAGTTCGCGTTTAAAATACAAGTGTTTGGTGTATAATGTATCAAGTTCCGACTCATCATTACCATCAATTAGAATAACTTTATTAGCGGGGTAAATCTTAGATACTAGATCATAGTAATCTTTACATCTTTTAATAGCACCGTATATAATTAAGTCATAATATTGGTCTTTAATTTTTTCCTCAATATTAGTTCTATCAATATTATTTTCTTCAATAAGCCAAAAAGCAGTCATCCCTCCCCATAAATGAGAAGGATGAATTTTATTTTCATTTTCTTTATATAAAGAAATAATTTGTGTACTATCTACAACATCATCGCCAAATAACTCTCTTAGGCCATAAAACACTAAATCATTCTGGTAGTCTGAGATGAATCCACCACTTGCCCGAGCAATGCTTAGATGGTTTGTTATATAAAGGATTTTCATTAGCGACCAAATTTTTGTATGTCTCGATGCATAAATAATCCTTTACCATGAGCTACTTTATAGTCTTGTCTTGCCCACCAACCACTAATTTTTCCCTCCAAATCAATTCCCCCACCTGCAAATTGGGATACAGTGTCTAAGTAAAATTGTTTTTTAAACATGCAAGGATTGTTAGTCCAATTCCCCCATCGACTTGTAGTTACAAAATAATCATTTTGTTTTTGGATTTTATCGGGGAATGATTCTTCTGGATTTTCTAACCAATGTATTGAATCTAATAAATGGGGTGAAACTAAATCCATTCCTGGGTCATAGTGATTTAATTCATTTCCTTTATATACTCCTTCTGTAAATAAGGGAAAACCAGGGTGTCTTCTATGTCTGTATCTTACTTTTTGAAATCCGTTGTTTATTAATTCTAGGCCTGAATTTAAGCGGTTATAAGCAATCTCTTTAGATTCAATTAGTACCCAATCATGTTCAAGCAACAAGATATTTTCCATTTGGGCTTGTTCTGCCATTTTAATAAACCCTTTACCAATTCCTATATTTTCATTTAATCCGATATATGGAACTGAAAAGTGATCAGCTACTTGTTTATCCTCATCTGTTACATCTTGGAATAAAATAGTAACATCGTTTACTAAATCAAATAAACCATTAATATGATAAGAATAAAGGGTATCAATTAATGTTTGTCCTGAGCGCCAGGATAATATTCCTATAGAGAGTGGTAGTTTTTCCATTGTTCTAAAATTATATCTACTCGTTGTACTTGGGTATGGGCTTGCAACACTTTCAGATATCCACTTTGGGCTATAAATTCTCTTTCATTGTCATTCTCATTATAATATGCAATCTTCTCAGCACAATCTAATAAATCATCATATAATATAATATCTTCACCATCAACAAACAAATTTTCTAACATTGTTTCTTTAGATAGTCGATCTGTAATTACTAATTTACCACAAGCCATACCTTCAAATATTCGACGAGTAATTTCACCCCATCGACTATGTTGAATAACTATTTTACCTGAGTTAAGGAATTTGGTGTGTTCTTCTCCTTCCCATCCATTTTTATTAATTACTTGCCCTTCATAATGATTAGCTAGCATGTCTAATATTTCACTACTGCCTGCTCCTCTAGAACTAACAGCAATATATTGTGGCTCAGTGTTTAAAGAATAATGAATATTAGTATCAGCAAAGTGTGTCCACCACACAGCATTATAACCTTGTTGGTCATATGCATTTACTGAACGTATATCTGGGGATAGAATTAAATCAAACCAGGGGGCTTTAATTAGGTTTCTAGTGAAATTTTGGGGGTCATCTCCTGCCTCCATTACACAAAAAGCACCTGTTTGTCTTAATTTAGATAGTACTGGAGATAAATGGCGACCCCAATCCATATGCATGATTATGTCAGGTTTGGTTTCTAATAGTTTATACACGTTATCATCAACGTAATTATCATTATTATCAAATAATGTGTATATAGTAGTTTCCCATCCTCTAGATTTAAATTCATTAACTATTGAAAGAGGGGTACTCCATTTGTCTGTAGGACGGTGAGCAAAAATAAAAGCAATACTAGACATCTAAAAATACTTTTTTAAATTTATTCATAACCTTTTCAGGAGTAAATTCTTGATAACAATTACAACCCCAAGGTGGAACAATAAAATTATCTAATAAAGTATATAACTCATCATAATTAGAATAATAAAACCCCTTATCTCCTAATACCATATTATGGTTACGTTCTGGTGAATTTCCGTAAGTTATAATAGGCTTACCTTTGCTAGAAAATTCAGCAATAGCTAAACCAAATGTTTCACCTCGTTCACGAGCATGAATCATAGCATCACAAGTATTGATAAATGCTACTTTTTCATCTAGGTCATAAGTGCTATTTATAAAATAAATGTTAGGTTCATTAGAAAATGGAGTTGAATTCATAAATAAAAACACAACATCATTTCGTTTTTTAGCAATATCAATTACAGCCTGGCGAGCAAATGGTATTTCAAAATTATCTCCACCGTACCATCCAAAAATTAATTTATTCTCTAATCCTAACGCGGTTCTATAATTTAAATTGTGGTCGGGAAGGTTAATCATGTAAGGAATAAAATCAAATTTCCCGTTAGACATTTCCTGAGATAGCCATTCTGAGATGTAAGCATATACTTCCCCGTGAGGTTCATTGTGTTTAAAAACAGTGTGAACTAAATTTTTAGCATTTTTAACTAATTTACCATCATTAAATCCTGCTTTTTGGATGTAAAAAGCATCAATTTTTTCTTGGTCAATAATTTTTTCAACTTCACTAAAGTCATTGTATAAATAAACTGGAAATTGAGCTCTAAATTTATCTAAAGTAGTTAAATCAGCTTTGGCATCTGAAATGATAATTGATTCATTCCCTAATATATCCCTATTGCCTATAGCATAGTCATATAGAGACACTTCAGTGCCTCTAAGTCCTAATTGGTTACTGTGAAATGCTATTTTCATAATGTTTCGTAATAAGCATTTTGTCTTTCTTGCCTTTCAATTGTTTTTGGATGAATTAAAGATAAAGCATCCACTTCAGGTAATACTGTAAATTGTCTATAACCTTCAATAACTTCATGAACTTTGTTTCTCCACTTAACCTCTTGATTGTTTCTGTAGATCCGGGTTTGGTAGTCAGGGTAATTAACTCTTCCATTCTGTACTCTCCAACCCCATTTTTGTATATGCTCCTCGGTGAGACCACTTACGGTATTAATCCGAGGAACATAATACAAATCTACTTCCGGATTTGCCTCTAATATCTGATGCATTAGATCAACAAACTGGTCTGGAAGTTGCTCATCAGCATCGATTTGGAATATAAAATCACCAGTACATAAACTAGTTAATTTGTTTTTCCAATCAGCAAAATGGCCATTAAAGTAATCTTCTTTTAATTTTACTCTGTTATTAGAATTAAATTCTCGTAAGTACTTTAAAAGGTATGAGGCCGGGCCGTTTTTATTCAAATCAACTAAAACAACAATTTCATCTTGTTCTTTCTTTTGACTTATAAGTTGAGAAAGTAAAATTTGAATTTCTGCAAACTCATCGCAGACAGTAACGGCATAACTGATTTTCATATTATTCTGGTAATACTTCAATGTACGAAAGGGCATCCATAAAATCACGTTCTTCAAAGTGTTTTATAGTACTCATATCCATTCTAAATTCATAGTATTCTCCTTTTTTACCAGGAATAGGATATTTGGTTTTTTCTTCTTCTTTAACTGGTACCGCTTTAACAGCCGCCCATTTCCACTCATATTCTGAGGTACCATCAGCAAATACCATTCCTTGGTTAGGGATATTTACCACTGAAGGCATCCAAACAATACCTGTTTCTTCTTCTTCACCCATAAGTGATTTGTACAGGTCAGGAAGTACAGCTAATTGTTCTTGAAGAAAATCACTATCTACTTTCATCAAAGTATTAGTTTGAAAACCACAGCCATAACAAAAGTATGTTTGAATTTCAGGAGTAATATCCTGAGTATAGCAGGCATCGGAGCCACATCGTTTGCAAATTGTTAAATTGTCCATTTGGTATGTTTTTTATAATTTTCTAAAGCTTCGGGGGATGCTTTTCTATTTATTACTTTAGTTTTAGTTATATAATTACTCATGTATCTACCTAAAAGTCTATTATGAGTTAATTTTTGTACTTCTACCCAAGTATATCTAGAAAGATATCTAAAATTTAAAATAATTGTTACTAAATGTTTCATTACAGTTTCTTTAATTGAGGTAGTTTAATTTGAACTTGAGAGGGGAAAGTAGGAATATTTTTGTCCAACATTTCACCTAGTTTTTCTTTCATTTTATCAAACGAAAACTCTGTACGCGAGCGGAATGCTTGGCGCTTAGCTCCATCCGTATAGTTTTTATAGTTTTCAAATACATCTTTTAAATAGTGTCCTACCATTCCTGTGTCGGGAGAAAACCATTGTGACTCGGCTAGAATCATATTTGGCACTACGGCTGTTTGGTGTACATTAGTTAATTGACCCGGAATCAAAGATACAAACTCACCATCAAGATAATCAATATGTCCTGACCAAGAGGTAGTAATGATAGGTTTTTTAACTAGTGAGAATTCAAGTAATGGGCGTCCAAAACCTTCACCTTTAGTTAAATTAACCATTGCTTTTACTTTAGTGTGATTATATAATTGGTTAATTTCATTATCACTAAAATCACCATGCAATAGATAAACATTAGGTACGTTTACACTATTTACACTAGCTCTAATTTGAGCAATTTTGCTTAGAATTTCTTCTCGGTCCATGTATGAGGCTCCGGCTCCTGATGTTTTAAGGATTAATGCTGGCTTTTTCATTTTATTCTTAAAAGTTTCATAAAATGCTTTTACAAGTAAACCAACGTTTTTTCTATCCTCTCCAACATCACCTTGCAACCAATGTCCTACAAATAAGTAAGCAAAATCTTCTTTGATTTTAGATAAATCAATATCTTTTACTTCTTTAGATTCAAGAGACTTATATAACTCAATATCAGCACCTTCAAACAATACTTCAACTGGTTTTTCTAGTTTAACAATTCTAACTACTTGGTTTGTCTTTTCATCTTTTTGTTCAAAAACACTCTGCTCAAATACTTTTTTAGCATGCTCAGATGAAACAAATGTCATATTCATTCTATTCACTCCATCTACCCAGCTAGGGTCACAAACTGTAGTTTCAATGCCTGCTGTAAATCCAATATTGTATTTTCCAACGGGTTGAAATTCATTAGGTACAGTTACTTGGGACCAAATTTCGGGTTGACGAGGTAATGAAGGTTCTCTATGGATGTATGTTTTAAGAAAACCCCATTTGTCTTCATGGTCTTCAATAAAATTCCAAGGTGTATTACCCCAACGTTGTGGGATAATTTTTACATCATATTTGTTTAACTCAATGATTGATTTAACTAAATCACGAGAGCGTGAACCATAACCTGAGTAGGTATCTATAGGACAACTTATTACGAATAACGGTTTCATTAATATATTAATTTGTGTGTAATTTGTTTTTTTCTTTTTTCACCAGCTAAAATTAGCTCATATTTTTCTCTTGGTTGCCAAGTATTAAATAGCTTATCAACGCTATTAACAACTCGCTCACCCATTCTTTCAGCAATTAATCCGCCTTCCTCACTTATAGCCCATTCACGACCTGCTAATCCGCGTCTTTGTCTTTCCTCAGCACTTAAATCATATACAGCTTTAATTTGTTCAGCTGCATCTTCGGCTTCACATCGATCATCAAAGATATAAGGTGTTGGTACTGAACCAACTAATGAGCGAGAAGTAGGGTATACGGGGAAAGCCCACTCACCGTGTTCTTTATATGTACCTCTATGGTTGCTAGGGAAATCAGCATCAAAATCCATCCATTTACCATCTTTAACAAATCGCATTTGGTCTTGCATACCGCCAGTTACGTTAGCAATAATTGGTTTACCGGCTAAGATAGCTTCAGTTAAACTTAAACCCCATCCTTCATTCGAAGTCAATAAGATCTGAGCATCGGCTATGTTATACATCCAATTCAATTGTTGGCTGCCTGTAGGTCCATCAGTAAATACAACATTACAATAATCCTCGGGGCATAATAACTCAATTACTGCATTTAAATCAGTTCCGTTATCATCTACTCGTTGGGTATGAAGTAACAAACAGCATTTTTTAGCTTGTTCTTTAGGTAATGTATCTACAAAGTGTCTAAAAGCTAAAATGGTATCTGGAATTTGTTTGCGTCTAATGTTTCTAGAGTTAAAGAATAAAACAAAGTCATATTCTTTCCCTTTAAATAATTGTTTTTTAAAATCTACAAATTCTTTAGATGTTTTTTCTTCTTTGCCTATAGGGTAAAAAGTTTGTGGGTTAACACCATGAGGTACATACTCAATAACTTTGTTTTTAGCTTTATCCCCTAACACCAACTTATTGATATTTACCGTTTGTTTTGAAATACCTAACAAAGCGTCACAAGACTCATAAAATGATTCATTGTATAAAGGAGCAGGATAATCATCCCAAATATTCAAATAGATAATAGGAATATGTTTCCGTATTTCATTTTCAATTTGAAATAACCAAGCCCAGTAACGAGGATCAGTAATCAACATGATTGCATCTGGTTTTTCAATTTGGATTAATTGACGTAACAAATCAGGATTTCCATACCCATCAATAGGATATAAAAATACACTAGCATCATCAATTCCAATTTGGTTACCTGAATCAGCACTTATGTCGTATCGCTGTCCGGCTTCGGGGTGTTTAATAGCACCTCCAATGTTTACCCAATTGTAATGGTGGCAAGTATTAATTACCACTTCACGGCCTACGTGAGCAACACCCGAATGAACTCGAATGTCATCACACATTAACATAATTTTTTTACGTTTGTCTTTTGGGATATGGTATCTATCCACTAACTCTTTATTCAGCATAACTTTTTTTCTAGTAAATTATTTTCCAACCGTGGTTTGACTATGGAGTTGTTTTCTAAACTCATCGTCGTTAATGTACAAATAAACTGCTCGGTTCACAAGTTTATTTAAAGTAAATTTTCGTTTTACACATTCAATTTTAAAAGATTCGAACAATTCTGTTTTTATCTTTACTGAGGTTAATGATAAATCTTTTTCCATAACATTATATTTGTATATAAATATATAGTTATTCTGATTCCCTTAATTTATCACACAAAGAAGTTTCATTAAAGGGACAAAAAGAACAATGTCGGCCTGGGTTTTTAGGGTATTCTTTTTGTTGAATACCTCCCTCTTTTTCAAAGCAATCTTCAATAAATAATTGTACCTCGTTTAGTGCTTTATTCATTTTTCCCTTGCCTGAGGCGGGGGTAAATTCTTGGATTCGTTTAGGAGGGAATATAGCGTTTTTATTTATTTTTCGCCTTACTATAAAGTATTGGATGTTTATTTTTTCAACGTCGATATTAAACTGTTGAGCAAAAAATTGTTTATATAATATGAGTTGGAATTGTTTTAATTCATCTTTTTTAGCGTAGTCATTCCACCCACTTGTACTTGTTTTAATATCAAAAATATAAAAACTATCATACTTTTCATCATATAAAACTAAATCAAGTAATCCCTTATATATAACTTTTTTATATTCAGGGTGGGGTAAAACAACAACGGGTATTTCAATTCCCGCTAAGTGCCATCCTCTAGAGGCAAAGTAACCTCTACGATTCTTTTTAATAAATTCTAAAATAGCTAACCCGTCTTCAAAAAATTCCCTCATTTCTGAGGCTGAAGAGAAGTGCTGTTTATTATTTGCCTCGTAAGACTTTTTATAGTTTTCCATAAACCTAGATTGGAAATGTTCCTCTAGGTTAATTTTATCTGCTACGGTACCGGCAACATCATAAGCTACAGTTAGATAATGTTGGAGTGTTTCGTGAAATGATGTTCCAAACACAGTATGAATACTGTCTGAGAATAGCTTGTTTTTATCTTTGTAAGTAAGAGCCCATTTGTGTGCACAGGTCTTATACATTGAAAACTGACTATAGGAAATCATCTTATCCGTAGCGTAGTTGATTTCCATAGGAGTAAATTTCTTTATCTCCTTAATTATTTTAGGTATTTTTTTAGCCACTACTTTAGCTCCTTAACTAACTTTTTGATTTCTTTTTCATTAACCCCCATCTTACTTAAGATACTTTCAACACCTGTCTTGTCTAATAATGTTGAGTACTCTTCAGCCTCACCTAAGGAGCATGAAAAATAATCAGCAAGTTTAGCCACTAATTCATCATTAGAACTTTTGCAATTACTTTTTACATACTTAAAAAATATTTTCTTTTTCGGTAACATGTTTTTATACAGCAAATAAATTTTTTCCTTTTCGGCGGAGGGTATCCTTTGTGCTATGTTGACTAAATCAACATACGGTTCATACATAGAAACAAATCTATGAATTATATAAGGATTGAAAGACTCCCTATCAGTTTCTTCAAAGGAGTCCCAATCCTGTTTCCCTACAGTGATGTTATCTAGCCAATTAAATAATGTAATCGGCATACTCTTCACGTAAGTCTTTAGGTACCATTCCCTCTAGCATTTTACCTGTTTCAGGATCAAAAAATACAGGGATAGGAACAATAGCATCTTCGGGAGTTCCAGCAATAAATTTGCTTACTTTACGTAAAATAACTCCTTCTTGCCATACTGGAGAGCCACTTTCAGTGTTTAATCCATTAGTGGCTTTCAAGTCAAAATTCATTTTTAATTCAGGTTGTTTCATTTTTTATTCGTTTATAGGTTCAAATTCAATATCGTCTACTCTTCTACAAAAGTAAAAGTCATTATTATCTTTTAATACAGTATCACACATCCATAGCTCTTTAAGGCCTTCAATTACATCTTTATCTTCCTTTTTAAACGTTAATTTACGAAAAGGAAGGTATAAAATCCCGTCTTTATTAAACATTTTTGGTAACATTTTTCTTATATTCTTTCCATTCTAAATAAAATCCCATAGCAACTAGTAAATTCATACCTATAGATGACCATAACTCAACTAAATCATGATATACATTTAACGTTAAGTGAACGTGTCCTACCATCCAAAAAGGTATAGATAGGTTACCGGCAATCCACGTTACTAGATACTTTAGGAAATGTTTCATATAACCTGTTTCTTAGATATTACAGCTAATACCTGAGATATGCAAGACATTATGTTGATTTCTTTATCTACTCTAAATCCTGCTTGATATTGCATTTCAGATAAAATAACAATTATTTCACCTTCTCGATTAAGAGCAAATTCACTTATATTTTCAAATAAAAATCTAAATAAGTCATCATAGTCATTTACTCCCGAATCAGCAATTATTTGTCTGATTTGGGTAAAAGATGTTTGTGTTGGTTTCTTTAGGATATTAAGTACTTGGCTTTGATAGGTGTTAGATACTAACAAACTAGGATCAAGTTTTAATGTATTATCAACTGTTGATGATTGACATACATTAAGCGTTTTACGCAAGTCAGGGTAGTACTTATTAATAATAATAGCTAAGTCTTTAATATCATATTTAGTACCTTCACTATCTAAAACTGAGGCAACGTGGCGAGCAGAATCTGATTTACTAGGTGGTACAATTTTTAAGACATGGCATCGTGACTGAAGAGGATCAATAATACGTTCAATATAATTACAAGTTAAAATAAAACGAGTAGTACGTGAAAATGTTTCAATAATGTTCCGTAATGATGCTTGTGCCTGAATTGTTAAGAAATCAGCCTCATCTAATATAACTACTTTAAGTGGTTTAAATGATGCTGTACTAGCAAATGATTGTACTTTTTCTCTAATTGTATCAATACCTCTTTCATCACTCGCATTGATGTACATATGATCACAACTAATTTTAGCTACAATAAGTTTAGCTAATGTAGTTTTACCTGTACCTGCAGGTCCATAGAAAATAAAATTTTGGATATCGTTCTGATCTAGATATTGTTGGATGATTTCTTTAATGTTTTCATTACCAACATAGTTAGCTAGTTCGCTCGGACGATATTTTTCAACTAATAGTGTGTGTTCTCTCTTATTCATCTTCCCCGTAAATGTTATATGTTTTAGGTTTTACCTCAAAAACTTCTTCTCTAATAACATACAATTTTCCCTTTAAAGGTTCAAGTCTAAAGGCTGAGGGTTTATTAGTACATGTGACATAATAGGCATTTAGTGCTTCTGTTAAAGAATTATATATGCCTTCACCTTCTACATTCCATTTATCACCCGGAGGGACACGGGTAGCAATTTCAATATTTTTTTCTTGTTTCATAACTTTATTTGTTTAGCAATATAGGGTAATAGGGAATCTAATGGATAATTTACAGATACTCCTTTATTATTTAAAGTAATATATAAATTTCCCGAGTCGGGTACAAAATATACATTAGTTATAACATAAGTTACATTCTCAATTAACAATGTATTCCCTATTAATCCTATAGCATCTTGCATTTTTAGTACATTTCGGGCATTCCTCCCAAACCAGCGTCGTCTTTAGTATCTTCGGGTTTGTCGACTACAACAGCCTCAGTTAATAATATAGTTCCAGCAACTGAAGCAGCATTCTGAAGTGCTGTACGAGTTACTTTGGTTGGGTCGATTACTCCAATTTCTCTCATATCGTAAAAATCTTCATCTTTAAGATTAAATCCCCACCAATAATCACCACCTGTAGCTCCTGCTAAAGCATTATAAATATCTTCTTGTACATACCCGGCATTAGATAAAATCTTTTTAAATGGGCTTGAACATACCTCATATACAATTTTACTTCCGATGTTACTAAAATCAGTAATACCATTACGGGCATGTAGTAAAGCCATTCCACCACCAGGTACAATACCTTCTTCAATTGCTGCTTTAGTAGCATGAAGAGCATCCTCAACGCGGTCTTTTTTTTCTTTCATTTCAGTTTCAGTGTTTCCACCTACATAAACAATAGCTACACCACCAACCATTTTAGCTAGACGTTCTTGTAGTTTTTCAACTTCAAACGCTGATTTAGCGTGTTCGATTTGGTGTTGCAAATCTTCAACTCGTGCTTTAATTTTTTCCTCATTACCGTTACCATCAACTAAAGTAGTTTCTTCCTTACTAACAGTTGCTAAACGACACTCACCCAACCAATCTAGGTTAAATTTGTCGAGTTTCATACCACGGTCAGGAGAAACAACAGTACCACCAGTTAAAGTAGCAATGTCTTCCATAATCAACGCTCTACGATCCCCAAAGTCAGGAGCTTTAACAGCACATACCTTTAATAGACCTCTCATTTTGTTTACAATAAGAGTAGCAAGTGCTTCACCATCAATATCCTCAGCAATAACCAACAAAGGACGATTTTGATTAGACATGTTTTCAAGCAAAGGCAATAACTCTTTTACTTGGGTTAATTTTTTGTCATAAATTAACACTTTAGGGCGTTCTAAAACAGACTGCATAGTGCTGTTGTTAGTAACAAAGTAAGGTGATTTGTAACCACGATCAAATTGCATACCTTCTACTGTTTCAAGATAGGTTTCACCTGTACGTGATTCTTCAATTGTGACAACACCGTCACGACCTACTTTTTCCATTGCGGTAGCAATTAAAGCCCCTACTTCAGGATCATTATTTGCTGAAATGGTTGCAATTTGAGTTAATTGTTCCTCAGATGAGATTTCCTCAGAAATTTCTGTCTGGAGGTGTTTAATTACTTCCTTAACAGCTTTATCAATACCTCTTTTAATTTCTACAGCATTCATTCCATTACTTAAATGTGTTAAACCGGCTTTAACCATTTCTTGAGCTAACAAAGTTGATGTGGTTGTGCCATCACCAGCGTTGTCTGCTGTTTTAATAGCAGCTTGTTTAACCATTTGAACACCCAATTCTTCAATTGGATCTTCCAATGAAATTGATTTTGCTACGGTAACACCGTCTTTAGTAGATTGAGGGTATTCGTTTGCTTTTGAAATAACAACATTTCGTCCATTAGGACCTAATGTTGATGTAACGGCATTTGCTAACTTATCAATACCGTTAGCTAATTTTTTTCTGGCTTCAGGGCCAAATTCTATAACTTTGCTCATATTTAGTCAACAATTGCTAAAACTAATTTTTCACTACAAATGTAGTATTCTTGTCCTTCATACTCGGCTTTAGTAGGACCCATTGGTGGTACAATCACTTTTTGTCCTTCTTGTAATGTGGTTGGAACCAAAGTACCAGCAATTGTCCAACTACCTGGTCCAACTGACACAATAGTGCCCATTAAACTTCTATCTTTACCAACATCAGGCACAATAATGTTACCATACATGGTTTCCTCTTCTGTGTGTGGTTTAATTACCACATTGTCAAAAACTGCTTTTATCATAATCTTTTATTAATATACAAACTTTATTTTAAATCTCCAATAAATATGAACAGTTATTTTTCTTT